CGAAGTTGTACTCCACTGAAACCTGGTCATAGTTTGTGGCTTTGTTTGCAAGGTACTCAATGTTACCTTTAGCCATACCAGTCACTTCTGACAGTTTGTAAGGTCCTGCACCATTCCAAGCAGATGCATGATACTCTTTCTGCATTACATTAGTACCGGTTCCCTCAGCAAAAACTGGGTAAACACTGGTAGTAGTTGCACCTGAGCAGTTGAAACCTTCAATCAAAGAAACAATCAAAGTTGTCTCTAACAATTTGTGGTAAGACAAATTGATTTGGTTGAATGAACCAATAGCCAAAGGCACACTTGTAAGTTTGATGTCTGTGTACACTTCTGTACCTGCCGCAGCAGTCTTGTTGAACAAGATAAGAGCATCAACATCAGCAGTAGTCATCACAGCTCCTTGAGCATAGTCCACAGAAGTACCGTGTACTAAGATGGTTACAGCTTGTCTTGCTACAGCTTGAGCTATTAGCAATCCTGCTTCATCAGCAGTGATAGTATCTACAAACTGCTTGGTTAAGAAGTTTGCATCTAAGCTTCCACAGCCTTCAGCACAATCATCACAGCACTGGCTGGTAACAATATATGCTTTACTGAACTGGTTGAATCCTTGGATTCTACTGATTCTTGAGTTACGGAACTCTACTCTGATACCATAGTCAGTATCACACTGGGCTTTGTACCCTCCAATAACAGTAGTCATTGGTGTACCGGCATTGTAGATATTCTCTCTGTAGCCAAGTAACTCATCCTGTCTGATAAACTGACCAGCAGAGAATCGGAAGTCATCAGTAGTACCATCTCCATTCTTATCAACTCCTACAGCAAAGTAGATGTTTTTTGGTAATGGGGAAGTAGCAGCAACAACACTTAAGTTGGTTTCAGCATCAAAGATTCCAAATTGTCCTGCAAGCAAGGTCTCTGGAGCTGCTCCTGCTGCTTTTGCTGTACAGCTTGACACTGGTAACACAGCAAATGGGTGGTTGTTTCTATTCATAATAGATATAAATTTAGGTTAAAAAAGCTGGTTATATCCTAACTTGGCAAGCTTAGCTTGTAAGTCAGATGTTTGTATTTCTGAAGCTGCAAGCATTACTGCTACATCAACTACTTCTCTGTGCATGTGGGCAGGTAGTTCACAAGCTACTGTACCTGTGAGAACTCCTTCTGAAGGATGCTCATAACCTGCATTACCAAAGTCTTGAGCATTGTGAAAGTATCTCATCTTTCTGATGAAAGATATTTTAGCTTCATCAACAGTAAAGGTTCCATCATTAAATGTTTGGATCCCTAATGTATTGAAGAGTCCATTAACTTCTCTCCACTCAAAACTTCCATTATAGAAAGAACTTTCTTCAAAAAGGTCTCTGTGCTCTCTGATGTAAAGCACAGCTTCCTCTTTAATGCATTTCCCTTTTGAGATTTTTACTCTACCTCTCACATAGTAAAGATACTTCTCAGGAAGAGAAATAACTCCATTAGTAACAGGAGTCCAATCTCCAGGTTCAACAATACTTTTGATGTCTTCAATAGTCCTTTGGCTTGTTTCAAAGCCTAATCCATTAAAAGCCTTAGGCTCTGCAATCCTTTTGATGATAAGCTCAGCTCCTTCATTAAGGTACAAATCAATCTCAGGAACAAGAAAATTCCTGTTCTTCTGGCTATCTGACTTGTTGAACTTTCTTTTGAAGTCCAATTGCATTTCCCTTGTATTCATAGTGGATTACAGGTTATTGATTTTTTGTAAAACCAAGAGTCTGATGTCTTGATTCTCTTCTTTTGCAAGGTATTCAGCTACCTCAATTTCATCAATTCCTAATGGGGAATCCATGTGGAAGATTCTTTGACCTTCTCTTCTGAGGACTGACTTCTGTAATGCTTCCAAAACAAGTGCATGTGCAGCAATTTGTTTCTTATCCATTTTCAGATTTCTAAGGAACTCTTCCGGATTCTTATTAAGAACTTTATCCAACTCAACAGCAACAAAGTCTGCTGATTGGTTTTTCATATTTCTACCACCCATAACCAAGATAAGTTCAACTTTTCTATCAGGGCTCAATTTAGATGCCTCAATAATAGCTGTATTCCTTGTCTCAACTTTGCTGGCTAAAACTTGTGCTTGCTCAGCTTCATCAAAAATGACATGAGTGGCATCAGGCCACGTTCCATTTTCATACTCAGCCATTGAGTTTGCTACAAACTTACTAGCTTTCATAACCTTAACCTTGATGAACTCTAGGGCATTGTCAAGATCAAAGAACATTGTGTTGTTCTCTAATTTGATTACTGCCATTGAAGAATCCCAAAATGGGTGTAAGTTTTCTGAATCATAGTTGTCTGACAAATCATAATTGACTCCTTTTTTTCTTAAAGCCTTAATGTCTTCCTCTGTCAAACCTGTAGCATATTTCATAGTATTGCTATCTAGCAATGCTTGTATTTTTTTGGGTCTTGTAAAAGACTCCTGACCTGTTTTATCGTGCCACTTCTTGTGCTCAATAGGTCTAACCTCAACTTTAATTGATGCCATAATTTTTTTCTCTTTAAATTAATGATCTAGTTTTAAATCTGTTTATGTAATCAGTTTTCAAAGAACGTTGTAATTAAAAATAACTCTCCCCATTGCTGAGGAGAGTCTATTCTTATATTTAGTTACGGCTTAAGATCAACTCACCACATTTAGTGATGTCATGGATATGCATACCTACTGATTTCTCAACGTGCATCTCATAGTAAGAACCTGAGTGAGCAGAGCTTCCTCCATTCTTAGGACCATAAGGCCCATACATACCTTCAACATAAGTAAAGGCAAAACCATCTTTCTTGTTCATGATTTTAAGGTTAGAAGCTTTTGCTTCTCCTGTAAAGTCTAAGAAAGTGATACGTTGTGATTCAACAGGGAATCCGGTAACCTCATCAATCTCAAAGTTGATTTCTCTATCATCATACAATGGGTTGTGAACCAACTCCAAAGAGGATCCATTTGCCATGTTGTATTTCACGAATTGATAACCTGCCTCAAGTGCATTGGTGTGGATATCAGACTGTACTTTGTTGGTGTACACCTCAATGTTCTTGATGAACCCTGATTTGTTCTGCCAATCTTGGATAGCTCTGTGGAACTCTAACATTCCATACTCTCCTGTAAAGCCTTTGATTTGTCTTCCTTTACCTGGTTTAACACGGCTATAGAAGATATCTTGCAAGTACTCCTCAATAAGTTTAGCACTTAATTTGGTGTATCTATGGATATGAGAATCTTCCAATTGCTCTTGGATTCCAGGTCCCATTCTTACAGGTCTTCCATTTGCTCCTAATACAGTCTCAGCAGATCTTGAGTACCAAAGGCCTCTCTCAATCTCTCTGTACCATTGTTGCCAGTATTCAACTTCAGCATAACGCATCCAAGAATTGTGGTAAGCACCTTTAGAATCTGGAATTGCTACACACAATACTTCAGTTGAAGCATAGTCAGTAATTCGGTACTCTTTTCTGTACTTAGACATTCTGTTTCTGAATGCAATTGGCAAGCTGAATACAGTAGAACCAGATTGTTCAGCAGCTTCCTCATATTGAGAGAAGAGCTTACCCCATTGCTGGCCAGGTCTTAGATACTTCACAGGCATATATGCTTGTGGATCATCTGAGTTCATTCTTACAACATAGATGGTACCATCCCCATCTTTGATGCCTTGGTTTTGAATACGAACCTGATACTTCTTGTTAGAAGTTCCAGGACTAATAACATCACCAGGAAGATACCAGTTCTCATCAAGCTTTACCTTGAAAGTCTTTTTGTACTTACCTGGGGTAGTATTACCTCCGGATTCAACATTTTCCACAACAACCAAAGGTCTTGTGTTAGCTCCTTTCAATTCCCACTCCCATTCTGTGTTACCTATGGTCTCTTCTGTCTTGGAGTTACCCATCAACATAGAAGACATCGGGTTGTCAGAATAAAGCTGAGCTGAGAAAAGCTTGTCCATTTCTCCCAAGATACGGTGTGGTTTTGCAATCAAGGCTGCTCCCAAGTGGGCTTGCTCAGTCATGTTTGCATTCCATTCCATCTCTTTGATGAGAAGTTTGCTTCCTAATGTAGCCATTTTTAAAAATATTAAAGTTAGTAATTAAAATTAGTCAATCATTTCCCAGATTGCTTTCTTTACTGGTTTTGCTCCTCCTGAGGAGCTAGCCATTGTTTGTTTATTATCAGCTCTCTGAATTTCTTCTTTGATGCCTCTTGCTGCTTTAGTTTCTTTTTGTCTCTCAATAGCTGAGAAGTCAAAATCTGATTTTAGGAGTTTAGCTAGTAATACCAGCTTATCCTTGTCACCCATGGCCTTGAAAATGTCTGCTTGTAATTGACTTACAAATCTTCCATCTTCCAATTCTACAGTAGGATCTGAAATGTAAGTTGGCAATGCAGCTTTATCAGCTTTGTTGATTGGCAACCCACCTACATTATCCAATGCTGTAATATGAGTGGTGATGTTTGTTTTGAAGAGTCTGGCTGCTTTCTTTTTACTTTCTAAAGAAGCAGCTTGCTTCTTAACTGTATCTGCTGTCTCAGCATCTTGATCAGCTAGGATTTCTTCAAAAGCTTTCTTGCCGGCAGCTTCTAATTTATTCTTTTCTTTAAGGAATTCAATTTGTTCATCAATATCCTCTTGGTCAGAACCTTGCTTTTTAAGCTTTGCTGTAATTGCAGCTATTTGAACTGCTTCAGTTTCAATGTCACTTGTTTTGTTGATTCCAGATGTGGCATGACCAACCATCTTTCCTAACAATTCTTTTACATCTCCTCCTTTAGAAGCATACTTGATAAGGCTTTTGATTTCCTCAGGAAGCTCTTTGATTGTTTCTTCAACCTCAAGTTGAAGAGCACTATCCCAACTATCCTCAAGAATTTCTTCTGCCTTCTCATCAGTAAGGGCTTCTCCATCTGGTAGTTCATACTCAACTAAACCTTTCTCTTTCAAGAATTCAAGATGACTCTTAGGGCTTAATTTTGTGGCTGGCTCACCTGGAGTTGCTGTTGGATCTGATCCTCCTGCATCTGTCTCTGGTGCTTCTGCTCCTGGAGTTGCTGTGGCTTCAAAGCTGGCAAATTGTTTGTCAATTACTTCCTGCTCTTCCTTGTCAACCTCCTTAGCTGTTACTACTGTTGTAGTAGTTTCTCCTGCTGGAGTTTCAAGGTCATCTTTTTCTACTGAAGCAATAACATCTTCTTTAAGATTTACTTCTCCAAAAAAATCATGCTTTTGGGAAGCTTCTTCCCATCCTGCAAATTGGTCAATGGTTTTCTCTTTACTCATCGTGGACAAATTTAAGTTTAAA